TCGTAACGTTACGGGCTTGTATAGACACATGATTAGCAATTGTTCTCACAATAGTGCCTGCCTGGTTCTTTTGCAAGGGCGCTAACGTCTTAACCGCCGATTGTATCGTGCTATTTGTGTCGCCCAGTGATATTCCGTCTCGTATAGCCTGGACTATTTGCTCAGACTTTTTACGGCCAAACACCTTCAAAGCATCGCGTATTGTGTAGCCCTCTCTTGGTGCAACGTTCATTATTGACGTAAAGATACTCGCCTCAAGCTGCGCCATGCTAGGCAATACGGCGCTAGTTCGCACTGTGTTGTCAAACATGGTTTTACTAAATTGCGCCTCGTATTCGGCAAAGTCTAATGATTCCTGTATTACTGTTTCAGCTAAATCACCGTTTAACTTGTCAAGCAATAGTTGCAAGTCCATCAATATAGCCTGTTGCCTAGCGCGTGAAAGGCTTGTCAGCTCGCTACCAGATAACCGGCCTGATACTTGCTGTATAAGAGATTCAATAGCTTGCGCCGCCTGTTGCTCACGGCCAGCCGCGTACATCTGCACAAATACTTGGTGGCGTGTTGCCGCGTCAATTAAGGCGATATTGCTTGACATTAAATCAGAGGGTTAGCTGTTCCACGTTCTTCTTTAACCATCTCTAACGTGCGCATAGGGTCTACAACACCTGCACTCTTTAAACGGTCGAATATGTCAGCCTCGCCAATAATATCTCTGTCTAACAGCGTAACCATAGACATAATCAATTGCGGGTCAACCGACTTGTCGTAAAACTCGTTGTTGATTTTAAAGCGTACATCGTCATTTACTGGCACACCCATAAACTCAGCTACCCAGTTAACGCATACCTCTAGCGCCTCGGACAGGTTGCCAACCAAGTCGCCTAGCACTGAATTCTCAGAAGCAAAGCGTATACGCGCACCTTCCGCCGTCTCGTTGCCCGTGCGGTCAGTAATAATTCGCGCACCAATAGCAACCATCGCAAGCTCTTTAGACTTCATGGCCTCCATCACCAATTGATTAGGGTTTGCCTGTAGCAACGTGGCTGAACCTGTATCGCCCAGCACATGACCGGAGCGTGAGCCTAGCTTAATTCCTTGCGGGTTGTACTGCTGCCACTGCTCCATGCTTAGGCTATGCGTGATGAATAGGCTTGGCTGGCCAACAATGAAGCACGACTCCTCGTAATCGGCGCTGTTGCGGTAGTGCGCCAGGTTAACGTCGGCAATGTCAGCCAAGGGCGCTTCGTCAATCGTTGCGTCGTTGTTCTTGGCGCCTACAAATTGAAATGGAATTTCCCTCCAGCGTGAGCCGTCAGCCTTTGTTGGGTACGTTTCCTCGCTGTAAGCCTCATCTTCGCGATATAGCTGCGTGGTGTATCCGTCCTCACGTAAACGTAGCACGCGGTATTGCGGTTTTGTTGTGTGGTCAAACTCGTCACGCTGTGCGCTGTAGTTCTCAGCCAACACCACTTGCACTAGCAGGCGACGGCCATTCATGCTCTCAGTGCGCCAGTTAATCACCTGCTCTGCACCATAGGGAATGATGCTAGCCTGTAGGTTCAACATTGCTACTTGTTCCGCGCTTAAACCTTCATCAGCACTTGGGTAGTCCACTAAGAAAGCCGTGCGGCCTGTTTCTAACAGGTTAGACAGCTCGTCTTTAGCTAACTGCACCAATGACAAGCCGTCGCCTGTAGCGTCGTTCAGCAAGTAGCCCATTAAATCCGGCACTACAAAATCAGGCTGCTTACGGAAAGCCGCACCAACAAGCGCGTTTTTTGTCCGACCCGTAAAGTTGGTATATACCGCCCGTTTGATATATTGACGGTAGCGGATTGTCTCAGTTCCTTTTGATTCCTCGCCCGATTCGTTATCAGGAACCGGCAAGTAGGCGTGCTTTTTCTCTTTAACAGCCCGTGAACCTTTTACAGCGTCACGGGTGCGCGTCCAAACAGGTGCGTATTTAGCATACTCAGGGTGTTGCGTGCTTACTGTCATATTGTGTCCTTTATGCGTATTTTACGCACTTTACATAGCAAAGCCAAAGCTGACGTTAGCCACAGGCCGAATGATGGGCATTTCAAATGCTATCGGGTAAGTCGTTGCATCGTTTTGGTGGTCGTTGCCGCTTGTCTTGTCAGGCTCGCCATTTTTGTAAACCTGCTGCTCTAAACTTTGTGCAACAGTAGGGCAAGCCTTGGTGCTAATAAATATCCGGCCACCTTCTAATGCCGCGTTCGTAGCCATGATTCTATCCCTAACGCTTGGGTTTTTGCTATTTACCCTAACAGTGAATCCCGCAGACTCCAACAAAGATATATCAGACAAAGATGCGTTAACCGTCTTGCGAGCCTTCCCGCTTGCGTCTGGGTATATGTAAATCTTGTGGCCGTTGTAACGCTCTTTAATGATTCGTATCATTTCTGGCGTATCGTACATATTGACCAACTCATCTACAGCGTGCCATTGGCTGCCACCGTCTCTGCGTACATACACGGTAGCCGCTTGCTTAGTTACGTTAAAGTCACAACCGATAAACAATGGTTCCGCTCCCTTTTCGTCTTTGCGTATAGCCTCGTTTGTATTATGTGCCGTGCGGTTATAGCTGGCGTAGACTGTGCCACTGTTTAAGTTCACAAAGCTGCCGTCTAAGTACGCGGCTAACAAGTGCTCAGGATAGATTTCCCTCAGCCCGCTAATGTAATCGGGCGGCAGGTGTGGGTTTGACTCGGTTGGCGCTTGGATTATTTGGTAATCAGGCTTTGGCGTCTTCTTCCATGTCTCATATACAAACCTAAACCCTTCTGGCGTAGTCGTAACCCCTACTGTATTCGTCTCACCGCTTAGTTTCTTTTGCCGGTTACGGGCTAGGATTTGCCGCCACACATAAGCCGCGTCATCTTTCTTTAGCGTGTCCAGCTCGTCGACATCAGCGTCGGCGTGCTCGTAGCCAACAATCCGGCTTGGGTTGTCCATAGAGCGAAAGTAAATCACCCCGTAGCCGTGTATGTCAATGTAGTTGCTAGGCGACTTTACCAACGTGTAAGCAATGCCCAGTTCGTTCAGCGTTGCCTCAAACCTTGGGAAAGCAATCATGCGGATTAAGTCATAGGTCGGCTCGTAGAAACCCCTATTGCATCCAGGATTACGCAACAAACCCAATATTGACCGCAAAACAGCCGCCTCAGTCTTACCTGCACCAAACCCAGCTACAAACGCGGGAAATCGCTTTGTCGCTGTAATGTATTCGTGCTGTGGTCTAGTTGGGTTTATTGTCGCCACTTGGTGTTATATAGTTGATGTTAACCGTTGGACGTGTGTCGGTTTGCTCTTTGTCCTCTTTCCAACCTGCTTGCGTCTTTAAGTAAAAGATAGCCGCCGATATGTTACCTGCCTGCGCTTGCCCAATCAGATTCTTTGCCACATTACCAATGGCTTTGGCCTTGCCTCTTTTATACGCATCAAAAACCTCGGGCTGTCGGCTCTCTACTTCGCGCAAGGTTGTCTCGCTAATGCTGAAGTAATCAGCCATTTGCCCTTTAGATAATACAGCGGCAAGCGCCTCTACCTGCGCCACCTGTGTGGTATCGAACACTACTATTGGGCGTCCTCCACCATCGCCTTGGTTTCCTATCTTAGCCATTAGCAACCCCTGATAAATGGAGCGTGTCGGTCGGTACTGCCCCGCCCAGTTCCAAGGGGTGCTCGGAATCATGCTTTTTGACACGCTTAGGGTATGGCTTTGCTAATGGTGAAATTTTAGCACGCATTTTATCGTCTAGCGGCATTAAATACTTGTGTTTCCCTTTTGTAAAAACTTCTTTTGCATTTGGGTCTATATGTTTTTTTACGGCATCTATACTTTGCTTTACGCCCATCGAATGTATGCTTTTATTATGTCGCACTCGACCATTTACTAAAAATCCTTGTCTATTTTCAGCGTTAAACACGCCCTCATAAATCCAGTTAGTTGCTTGGTAAATGCCTCCGTGATGCCCTACATCTAAATCAGCATAGCTAACTATTAACTTTAATCCTTGGTTACTTTTTGCAAGGAATTTAATAGCCAACATCATTATTTTACTAACTTGTGTCTTGTGTTTGGTAAGTGCAACCCTAACTAACTCAACACATTCATCTTGTCCTAGTCCATAGGGCTTGGGCATATTGTGGTTTGCACCTCGACCAAACAAAACGGCGCCAATAAACTTGCCATCTTCCCACGCCCCAACCTTTACCAGTTTACCAACTGGCAAGCATTTG